CAATCTCCGGTGAACACACCGGAAATGAATTCGCATACGTCACCAAGCACATCTGTGATTGATTCTATCGAGTTAAGGAATACGTCAAGCGTTTTCAAGACCGTATTGCTCAACAAACTTTCAATGAATCCGAATACCTTTCTAAAAATCGGAATAATCTTATCAAGCGTCGGTTTAATCTTTTGGTAAAATCCCGAAATCTTTGCCGATACCTTGTCCCAGTTCTTTATAAGAACGCCGATTGCGATACCGATCGCACCTAACGCGCCGAGCATTGCCCCTTTCGGTGCGCCTGCGAACAGTTTGAAAATACCCGATCCGTTTTTGAGCGCTTTCCCAAGACTTCCCATACTCTTAATAAGCGTTCCGATCATCGTTACGCCTTTACCGAATATCGTGAGACAAGGGCCGATTGCCGCCGCGATTGCCACCCACTTGACGATATTTTGTTTCTGTTCGTCTGTGAGATTCGAGAATGCCTGGAGCATTTCCGTCAGTTTCTCAACGAGTGGCGTTAAGACGGGCGCAAGTGTTTCTCCGAGCGTTTTCTTGAAAACGTCCCAGTTCGACTTGAGTTTCTCGATAGCACCGCCAGGGCCACTCATAAGAGCGTCAGCCGCGTTCTTTGCCTCGCCCGACGCATCATCGAGAGCGTCTATCATTGCCGAAACATCGTCCGGACTACGCTTGATAAGTGCGAGCCACTTCGCCATCTGATTTTTACCAAAGATAGCGGATGCCGCCTGCGTTTTCTCTACTTTCGTCAACTTCTCAAACGAATCGTGTAAAATATACTGAACATCTGCAAACGACTTATACGAGCCGTCGGCATTTACTATGTTGATTCCGAGGCGCTCCATCCACTTCGCGCCCTCTTTCGCAGGAGCAGATAACCTTGCGATACCCGTTTTGAGTGCCGTTCCTGCCTCTGATCCTTCGATGTTTGCGTCTCCCAAAACTCCAGTAGCCGCCGCAAGGTCTCTTATATTCCACCCTGCCGACGAGAAAATGGGCGCGGCTTTTGACATAGCATTAAAAAGGTCTTGCGTCGTTGTCATTGCCTGCGCTTGCGCCTTTTGGAATACGTCGGCGTATTTGGTCGCCTCGTCCGTATTCGCACCGAATCCCTTGATTGCGCCCGCAAGTCCTGCCGTGACGTCCTTAAGTTCTGTTCCGGTGCCTGCCGCAAGGCTCGCAGCAGGTGTTAACATATCGGCGGCCTCTTTTGCGTTATATCCGGCGCGGGCATAGTTAAGAGCGGCATCTGCCATATCCTGCATACCGTAAACGGAGTTTTTCGCAGATTCCTTTACCGCGTCTTGGAGCATTTTCGATTCTTCAGACGTTGATCCCATTGTCTGCTGAACGAGACGCATCTGCTTGTCGTATTCGCCGTACTCCTTGAATGCGACCGCACCGAGAGCCACCGCAGGAGCCGTGATTGTCTTTGTGAGCGTAGCGCCTGCGGACGAAATCTGCTTACCCGTCCTCTGAATACTACGACCAAGCCTCTGATATTGACTAGCGTTCTCTTTCAGTTTAGTCGTTGCCGAATTTAACGGCCCCGTCAAGTTGTCCTTTAACTGAAGTATGACATCAATGACTTTTGACATATCCTGCTCCTTAACTCTGTGACCTCTTTATATCTTCGACCTCTTGCATCATAAATGCGTGCAACACGCTTTTTTCTCCCTCGCCCATCTTGTAGAATTGCGAGGGAGTGATATTATGTTCACGGTATAGCCAGTACATCATTTGTGCCGTGCTATCCGTTTTAATCAGTTTTTTATTTCTTCCTCGTCCGCGTCAATCGTTCCGAGTTTGAATATCTCTGCCGCAATGTCTCCGACCTCACTCTTGAACAGTTTTTCTGCGAGATCGATTGCCATTTTGCATCCGAAATGCTCCTGCAAGTCCTTATCTTTCAGATCGGGATTGACAACGCCTGCGACCAAGACCTTGAGATTTGCATCGTATGACTTTGATACGTCAATCTCTCCATTACTTTCGACCGCCGATGAGATAAGGTCGTTCTTTCGTCTCTGTGAGAGTTCTCTGATCTCGACATCGACCGTGCCTTTTTCTCCGAGAATCCTTGCCAACTGTCTCGACTTGAATATTCCGGTCAGTCTCTCGTCTGCCTTTGCGGCATCTGCTTTCATAAGTTTGTCAATAAGATTCATTTTTGATTCCTCCTTGTTTTGTTGCTATAATAACCCCCGCTCCAATCGGAGCGAGGGCCTTATGCTTGTTTTATGAAATTGCGGTTGAGTGATCCACGCTCTCAAGCACCTCAAACCCGGTAAATGAAAACGGGATATTCTCCTCCAGGAGTTTCTTCGATTCCCAGTTAACCAGTTCTACCTCGTCAAAGGTAACACCAGTCAAAAGGATATCCTCTGCGCCTGCCGCATCCGGATCTGCAATCTTTGAGCGGATCTGACATACGGTTGTCTTGCCGTCCTGGATGTTTCCTGCGATCTTGTTGATGAAATAAGACGAAATCTTGTTCATCTTGATGGAGCCTTTGCCGTCAGTTCCGGTCACTTTGTAACCCTTTGCAAGTGTTCCCGTCTGATTGACTTCGGTTTTCTCAAGAGAGAGTTTCGCCTCAACGGCCGTTGCCTCTGCCATCTCCTCATCATCGATCCAAAGTGAGGACCAGGAGCCGTTGAACACGCGCTCCGGTCTGATAACCTTACTCATATCATTCCCTCCTTATCAGATATAGATCGGAATGTCAACGTCCTCCATAGTGTCAATAAGTGACATATGACCTACGAGATAAACGTGATCTCCGGTGTTAGCCTTCTTAATCTCGTCGTCGGTCATCTTCGATACGTCGATTCCCTTCGATGTGAGATAAGTAGCGTTTGCGTCAACGTCAACGTCGATTGTGTAACCTGCGCCGACGATCTCCTCGCGTACTAACTCGTCAAGGTACGCTCTGATTGCACAGATAAGGAGGACTTTATTGTCGTATGTGTTCGGATATTTTCCGATATACGAATCCTCAATTGTGCGACGGATATCGGTCGAGATCATTCTCATTGTGTCAACGAGTTTAATCTTCTTGAACGAATCGCCCTTTGTTGAGGATGTAGTCGTGAACGATGTTACGGCACGACCAACCTTTACCTTCTCGCCGTCGTGGTAAAGTATAAACTTACCTGCGTTAACGGCTGCGTCTCTCTGCTCTTTCGTCAGTTTCTCGCAATCGTCAACCTCGCTCAATACCGCATACGTTGCGGACATATTCATCGGCGTTCCTGCGAGAAGTCCCGCAATTCGCGCCGTATAGTCCTCGGATGTGTATGTGTTCGATCCGACAACGATATCGTCTGTCGTGAAGTTTACGGCACCCTCGAAATCTGCGGTTGTGTCCGGCAATACGACACAGACATAATTGAAATTATCCCACTCATTCTTTACCCAAGAAACGAGCGCGGATTCCTGCTGATCTGTGTGTGCCGTCGGGGATGCGAGATAATCGACATAATTCTTCGAGAAATATGTCAGCGCGTCGGAATAGTCCTCGTCGGTTGTCGGTACAAAGTACGCAATAACCTTCCTCGGCTTTTCTGTATAGCCGACGAGCGCATCCTTGATGTACTGTTTGTTTGCGTTCGACCAAGTTGAAACGATATCCGATTCCGTTACGATAACGGCAGGATTCGTTGACGGAGCCGCACCGCGCAGGATAAGACCTACCACGCCACGCTGACCGCGTGAGATTGCGGTTGCCGCCTTTTCGATGAATCGAACGGTAATGCTAGGCATTCCACTCATTGTTATACCTCCTCATTGAATGATAGATTTAATGTTGCGTCTTGCATGATATCTGCCGTTTCCGGCGGGCGAATGTCTGTCAGATACTCAAGATCGACGCTTATCTCAAGTACGTCTCTTTCAGTTCCACCCCATCCCCAGTCGAAACCGACGCAATCAACACACCTGCTCTCTGTTGACGTTGTAATCGTCACGCCAAGTTCAAACAGTTCGCGGATTTTATCAACCTTATCCATAAGGTCGATCTCGTCGATATCTGTCGGGAAGTACATTATCGAAAAGGTCAATCGATGATATAACGTGCTTTTATTTGATGGACGGCTTTCGCCCGTTTCCAACCTTGTGAAAAAGCACGGAGTTTCGTACCCCTCGGCGATCTCTAACCCATAATAGGCATAAGTCTGTACGAGCGGATCATCCGAAACCATCGGAAAAACGGTCTGCAAGTGAGCGTTAAGTCCCGCCTTTAATTCTGTATATGTCATACATACCTCCCTACAAACCGACATCCCTTATAATCTTATCAACCATCTCGTCAACGAAAATCGGAAATCTCTCCTTTTCGGCATCCTTTGCCTTTTTTAGAAAGAAACGACCGGACACCCTTCCGCGTGTCTGACCGCCGTTTTTCCAAATTCTCGAAATCTCTTGTCCCGTTTTTTTGTTCTTCCAAGTGAAGTGATAAGGCAAGACCATTGCGTGTCCGCGCTCTACCAGGTGGTAATGCGGAGCCCTTGCACCGATCTCAACATACTGGTTAACCCCGTAGCCTTGCACCTGCGATATTTTATATGTTCCGATACGGCCGAGCGACATCCTTGATTTTGTATTCGTCTCCGTCAGTTCACGGGCATTTTTGACGATATCCTTCCTCGTTCGCCGAGCCTCCTCCCTCAAGCATTCTCCTGCTCTGTCGGGATATTTTTTGATTATAGCCTGCAAAGATTCTGTCAGATCGTCAAGTCCGATCACTTTAACTTGTGACGTCCACTCTTTCATAGACTTACCCTGCCTTTTTTACCTTTTCCACCGCATCGATCTCAAGCATTTTATGCTCGAAATCCACATCAATGACCGACTGTATCTCAAAAAGCCTATCCTCGCACTCAATGAACATATCTGCCTTAATTCCCGAAAGATACCGCATATAGATTCTATATGTGATCTCCTCGTGAAGTTTTTGGAGTTCGTACCTTTCATTTCCCCTTACCGGAGCCACGCTCGCCCATACTGACTTAACTTTAACCAAGCCTTTTGACTTCTGATTGAGCGCGTTAGGCGTATCGTCCTTGCGATATATGGTTATTCTCTTATTGAGCCTGCCGATATTCATCGTTCGCATATAATACCTCACAGATAATTAACGGAGTGCCGTCTTATCGTCTCCATAATGGATTGATTTTGTACGGTCTGCTTGTTTTCGATGTGACCGTTGCGATTATCGAATTGTTCCGAGATAAGCAGGAGATACGGATGCACCATATCATCGAGCGCATCGATCTCGTCCTGCGTCAACCCAGTCATTGCAATGATGGACGCTTTTGCCGAATCCATAAACATGTTGATCTCGTCAAGCTCCACCGTACTCGGATCATCGATACGCAGATAATCAGCGACTTGTGCCGCCGTAATGCTTGATACACTCATTTTATACCTCCAATTCGCGGCCGCAATGAGCGGCAGGACGTAACCGCCCCATCCGCCCACAATACCGCGTATGCGTTAAGAGGAATCAACTCTTGTCGCCTTTTTTTGCTTTCGGCTTTGCCTCGGCTTTCGGCTCCGCTTTCGCAGATCCTCCAACCTTTTCGGCATAGCCGGCACCGATCAGATCCTTTGCGATCTCGTCAGAAACCTCTCTTGTCTCATCGGTGTTCATAACAACCTCGCCCACAAAAGGGACGAGCGCCTTGATTGTCATCATAGAACCACCCCCATTATGACTTGAGTGCAAGACCTGCGATCTTCTCGGAGTTCTGCACCTTTGCGTCGAGTTCTACGAATCCAACCACCTGGACAGCGTGTTTTGTAGCCATAGTCTCGCGCAGGACCTCAACCTCAACGTCCTCGGAAACCTTAACGGCAAGTCCGGTCATATCGCCATAGAAAACGGCAACCTTTCCTGCGTTTGCAGCCTTAACCTCCGGCATAGTGTCGGTTGTGTAAACGTCCTTGCCAAACAAGGTATAACCCCAACGAGAGTTTGCGTCCTTGTTGAGCAGATATGCTCCAGTTCCGCTCTCCTTCAACTGACGGATTGCCGTTCTTGTCTTGCGATTCATAATCCAGTATGCGTTCTCCTGGTACGCATCCGGCACCTGCTCCTGCACCTGGATAAGTTCGTCAGCCGTGATTGCCGTGTTTGCAGCGCTCTCGATGATCTGTCCTGCTGCAAGAGAGGAAAGTCCCTCGATTTTAGCCGGAACAGTAGTGCCGCCGCTTGTGGTAGCCGGAGTTCCGACGATCAACTCTTTCTCGATGAATTTTGCTACCGCCTCTGCAACCTTATTGATAACGTACGATACGATATCAAACTGGCTATTGTTGATAAGACGCTTGCCGACGTTTGTGAGAGCCTCGCCGAGGAATCCGGTCAAGGTAATCGCACCGAATGCGCCCTCTGTTGCGCTTGCCGGATCGAAATCGTCTGCGTATCCGCATACGATCTGATGATTGTCGGAATCGTAGTACGGAATCGTGAGAGTTCCCTTCACGTTGTAACGATCCGCATCTGCATAGATCGGGCAGATTTCAAGCACCTTCTCGATGATCTTGTTTGCTACGGTTGCAGGTACGACCGCACCGTTCTCGCCGATAGTCATATTGCCATCGTCGGTACGCATCTCCATCTGACCGTATGAGCGGATGTACGCCTCGAATGCGCGTGTCTCCATCTCCTCGACATCCTCTGCGGAGCGTGTCTCTGCCTCGCCCTCGCTCTCCTCTGTCTCCTCGGTCATCTGCGCGTTCTCCAGGCTGCGCTTTGCCTCGATGGTAGAATTGATGTTCTTGAGTTCTGCATCCAACTCCTCAAACTTCTTTGTCTCGTCCTCATTCATGGAACGAGTTTCGGTGTCGGCCGCATCAACGAGTTTGTTCATCTCGGCAACGACCGCATCGTGTTTCTGCTGCAGTTCCTTAACTGTCATTGTGATACCTCACTTTCTTTGTGTTCGCGCCCTAGCGACGCGATTCTTGTATTGATAGTTTCTGTTGTTGACGGGATCACCCGTCTCCGGCTCCTCGCCGTTATCTGTAACCCCGTCAACGGGATCAGATACATTATCTGTCTCGACTTCGCTCTCCTCATAGCGCACCTGCATCTCCTCGTCGTCGCGAGTGTTGATATAGGTCGCAGGATATGCGGGATTTTTCCTATCGTCGAGTATTGATACCTCGCGCAGATCGAGTTCGTAGACATCGCGCATCTCGATGTCGTCCTTGAGATTCTTCTCGATGTTGTCTTTGATCGGTATGAAACCGAAAGACCATCCGGACAACTTACCGTCCCTCGCCTTTTCGATAACCTCTGCGTCAGTTATCTCCGCACGGCAGAAAAGACCGACCGCATCCTCTCTCAAGGTTGCCGTCCCGTCTGCCGTTGACGCGAGTTTCCTGGATGAATCGTGATTAAGTAACACATCCACCGTCGAACGTCTTGCAAGGCTTTTCTTGAACGCCCCCTGCTTTATCTTCTCGATAAAGTGTCCGATCGGAGATGTTAATCTCTTTGATTCGCGTTCAACGACGTTTACATATCCGTCGATCACAACCGAATCATTCCGAATCTGTACTCTCATTCGTACCTCCTTCCGGCATAGCGCCGTCTTTTACAACTGTTTTATCATTCAAGTTGGCAAAAACGCCCATATTTGGTGTATAGATGTCGCCGTTCTCCGGATAAAGCAGGACATCCTGCAATCCAAGTTTTACAAAGTCAAGACCGAACGCAGGGAGATTTTCCTTGCTGCGGATCTCGTCTAACTGTAAAAAGCCATTCTTTAACCCGATCTCGTATGCCTTATATCTTGTTTCAACATCTGCCCTCGTTAAGAGCGTATCATCGAACGAGAAATACATCTCGCTCTCGCCTTCCATATACGGATTCAGTAGCACATCATCGAGAGCCTTTGCGAATCTGACGAGAATCGGATAAATGCACCCCTCGTAATAAAGGCGTTTGTCCTCGTCGGTTGCGCCTCCCGTGATGATTTTAGGCGGGACACCGAATACCTCGCAGATATTGTCGTTGTTTGTCTCCTTGTTTTCGTTTAACTGGAGTTCCTGGCTCGTCGCCGATGCCTCCTTGAATGTTAACCCCTCATTTAATACAACGATATTTTCTGCCGAGTTTGAATACATCCGAGCGTATGCCTCTTTGATTTTCTGCATCTTGTCTCGCTCGATGCGTCCTTGCGTTTGCAAGTAACCCTTTTTCACGCCTCCGCGCTTTGAATACCATTTCTCAAACTCTTGAGCCGCCGAAACGATCTCAAAAAGGAGCGGAGAATCTGCAATAATGGATTTCCCCGAATAGCCGTTCTCGGTATTGCGCAAAAGTTTAATGAATTTATAACCTTCGTACTCTTTCCCATCGACCAGCACCTCGTAGGCCTTAAAAATCGGATCATTGTTATTCTTGAACGAAATCCGATTGCACGGGATGTAATGAATGCCCTTGACCACGCCCTCGCCTCTGCGAATATAAGCATAACCACCTTTACCGAGGAGCATATCAACGACCATTGCCCGTTTTAACTGATATCCAGTCAAGGTATCTCCCGTGTCGCCGTTCAGTCTCTCGACGCGCAGATCCTCAATCTCGTTCACGGTATCGCCGTCTCTCTGATACAGTTTGACATCAAGGCTCGCCACCGTGTCCGCGATCTTATTGACGCAGGCCGCCACCGCAGGTATACTCATAGCGGTTTTACGAGTGATAACCTCGTCTCCGAGTAGCGCCTGGAGGAGTAGATCCTCCGCCTCGTCACTTCGCGTCTCTGTTTTTCTTCTGAAAAATCCCATCAGAACACCTCACACACAAAATCATTGCCGTATATTTCTTCTTGATATACCAAAAAGGTCGCATTGATTAACGCGACCACCATATCGACCTTACCCGTCGATTTTTTCTTATTGACGAATCTGTTTTTGTTCGTGTCAAACGTACATCTTGCATTCTCGAAATTCATCAGCAAGAGATCGTTTTTTGTATATCTGAAATACCCGTCCTCAAGTTTCTCGGTCAGATATTTGGTTGCCGGATGCAACGTGTCGGAATGCTGACGAATCTCAACCGTCTGTATTCCGTAGTCCTTTTCCCACTTTTGCGCCGACGAGATCGCATTCCAACGGTCATAACCGATCTGAACGACCTTGCAGCCGAATCTATCCTCAAGCGAGCCGACAAACTCCTCGACGGTTGCGTAATCGATAACCATATCTCCGCAGGCAATACATTTTCCTGCCTGGATAAAGTCCTCATAATGGATTCGCTCAAACTTGTTCTTTTCTTCGATTCTTCCCTCCGGAATGAATGCGAATACGTCAGCCAAGAGATTCCCATCATCATCAAGGCATGCTATAGCGACCGCCGTGTTATCATTTGTCTGCGACAAGTCAACGCCGACGTAAACCTCGCGACCGTTCCAATCAATCTCCTCAACCTCGCAAGCCTTGACGGTATCGGGAGATACAAACGATTCACTCGCTGCGCCCTGGTATGCTATGTTGCAATGCTTTGTGAGGAAGTTTTCTCTTTGCAATTCCCTCTCGATTGCTTGATTGCGTTTTTTAACCAGGTCTTTCCATATCTCCTCGCGCTCAAGCGAGGCAGGATTGCCTTGTTGTAACACAAGGTCGTCGCTCGCCCACGCTTTCGGATCGTCCGGCTCGTAAAGTAACGCGAAAAGCGTTTCATCCTCCACAAGTCCGTCAAGCACTCTCTTTGCGTGTTCGACCTCATCCTCAAAAGGATTCGTTATCGACGGATATTTTGTCGAGATAACGCACCCTAACTTATTTTTGATGTTCAACTGGCCGGAGCGCATTGCCTCGATCGCATAGTTATTCGGCAAGGCCCCGACCTCATCCGCCAGGAAGGCCGCAGGCAACTTGCCGTCAAACCTCGAATTTGTGTAATTAAGCGGAGTGTATTTGATGTCTGTCACATTGCATTGAATGTAATCTCGCAACACCTTCCACCGCAGATTCTTGTTTCGATCCTCGTAAACGATCGGAGAGCATTTGAGTGTGTTCTCAATCGCGTCCTTGACCTCTCTCGATAATGCTCCGTCGGGAGCCACCGAGTACAGTTTGGAAAATCTCGGCTCCGTTAACATCAGTATGATGAAAAGTGTACCGATTGTGTACGTCTTGTAATTCTTACGACATATCTCAAGGATTGCCGTTTCGTATCGTCTGTGTTCCGGATCATCCCGATACACAGTACACAAGACCGCGATATAAAAAAGCCATTGATACCCCGTCGTGCATTCGTAAAGTGATTGCCCTGCGTTGATACCGAGTGGCATATTTAACAGTTTCAAAAGGCCTTCGACCTTCTTGATCTTGTCTTTATCGATTTTGTACTTCTTGTCTTTCCCGCTTGCAATCGCGAGAAAATCCTCGCATTGCTTGACGACATACTTCGGAGCCTTTGTCGGCTTTCCGCAGCAATCTTTCAGTTTACCCTCAACGACCTTCTTCGCGTATTCGTATGCTTTGTCCATAGGCTCATCCGTTCAGTAACTCAATCAAGGGATCTTCGTCCTCCTTGAGAGCCTTTACATTTTGGATTGAGAGTTTTGCCCTCGCCTGCGGAGACAAACACAGTTCGTTGCATATCCGAAACCACTCCTTGCGGAATTTGTCTCGCGTACTTATGAACGATGCCTCCTGGATGAGCGAGAAGTCGTTGTTTATCATTTCCTCGATCTCGTGCAAACGGTCGAGGATGATTGCCGCATTTTCAAGTATGAATATATCAAGGTTTCCGAGGATCTCGGCGGCTTTCAATTCCGTCTGAATGTACTCGAAAATCTCTTTTTGACTGTCTGTCAGATATTCCGGAGGCGTGAGTTTGTCGTCGCCGCCTTTTAACCTCGCCTCGGAGAGTTTCCGCAGGCGTTCTTCGTCTTTTGTGATCGTACCCGTCTTTGCGCTTGTACTTTTCGCAGGTCTCGCCATCGTCTCCCTCCTCCGAATTCCGTTTTTAAGGTTTTGGTGTGAGTTTTTG